TTATGGCATTTCACCACTCCAAATTTTTTCCAAATAATCAGAAAGAGCTGCTTTTTGATAATCCGCGAGATCACGGTTAAAGCGACTTTTAAACATCCGAACAAATTTAGAAACAGCCTGCGCAGGGGAGTTGACATCATCAGCATTAACAAGGCGAAGAAAGAACTCGTAAGAATCACGATCACGAGCAAGTTCATTAAGTCCAGCACGAGAAAGAGCCTCTTTCGCCTGCGCAGCCGTAAGAGACTTACGACCTTCACGAATCTGATCCTCTGTTTCAGTTTGAGAGTCAAGATTACGCTGTTTAGCCTTTTCAGTATTAACCATTTCCTGCGCCAATTTCTTGTCGGCCTCTAACTTTTCCCTCATTTCTTCGGAAACATTCTTATCGGCTAACAATTTATTACAATTCGCAATAATTTCCAAGAATTTTGCACGCTGTATAGCAACATCATTCGCTTCTTTAGCCGCGGCAAAATCTTTCTGAATCTTCAAAATATCTCGCTGAACTTCTTCCGTTTCCTTGGCGATTTCATCACGAGAAAGCTGAACAAGCTGCGAACGCTTTGTAATATCAGGGTCTTTTGTATCGCCACGAGCCTTGCCAGCAAGAGCTTTATTGAGATCAGCCTGCGAATCGGCGACCTTTTTCTCATTTTGCACGCGCATCATTTCAACAGGAGTAAGAGTAGGGTGGTAAGACGAAGTGTCTACATTACCACCAGCGGAGGGATTAGAAACATCAGGAGTGCCGGCAGAGCCAGCAACACCAGCGCCGCCGGGGGAGTTGCCAAAAACAGCATTAGGAGAAATACCAGCAAGACGCCAACGGGCAGAGGCATTACGAGGATCATTGTAGCGATTTTCACGATTCCACGCTTCTTGCTGATAATCGAACTGCTTTTGCATATTCTCAAGGTTGTACTTTTGCTGAAGAGCCATTTCCTTCCGCTTATACTTCCAATTGCGGCGAGCCTGTATACCACCAAAGAGAGCGCCAACACCAGCAGAAGCAATATTACCAACAGCGCCGGCAGCGGTCGAACCCATCAAACTACCGAGGGAACCGAAAGCCTTACTAAAATCTGACATATTGCTCTATTTTTCTTATGAAAAATAAGGGAGGGACGTGCTTCCGCACTCCGCAATATATATCAAGTATATTGCGGCCCTCCCTGGTTTTTGTTGTTCAATTAGTCGGAATTATCATCAGGAGTATCAGTAAATTTTTCAGCCGAACGCTTCGCAGCAGTATCAGCATACTGCATTGACGCATATTCAGCAATATCGAGCTTTGAAACAGTAGGATCAGACGTAATATCAAGGGAATCGGACGAAATATCCTCTGGGCTATCAAAATGACCCTCAACCGGAGGACGATTTGAGATGCCTTCAAGATCGACACCACCCTTAATATAATACGAAAGGCGACGCGCAACACACTGACGATCAACACAAGGGGTAAACGAACCGGAAGCAATACGACCGGAATTGATTAAGCGTTTTTTAAGATACATACCTATAAAAAATTAACGTCCAAGGAAGGGCATATAATTAGCCGGAACAGACGAAACTACACGTAAGTTATAATCAGCCATCAGGATAAAATTAGGATCAGTCAAAGATGTAGAAGCAAACAAATACTGCCAAGAAAGCGGATTAATGTACGTGCCATAATAATTGTAATCATAATATTCAATAGGTGAATCAGGCGTTGCCTCCGAGACGTAATACTCAGAAAAACGACGAACGAGGGTCCAGTATTGAAAAACACCATTTTGAGCAAATTCGCCATGCAGACGGCGGTAATCAGTACGAAGCCATGACCAGGCGACCTCCTCACCAACAGAAAGCTGGTTAGGATCAACTTTGACATCCTCCTGGTACTGCAAATATGGGCTTTTTGCCGGATTAGAAAAGCCTGTAGGCATCATACTAAAGCGATGGCGCGGAACAGATTGAAAACCAATACCTGTAAGCTCGGGGTTAAAGTCATCCGCAAAGGAATCGCCGAACAAATCGGGGTGTAAACCCTGGCAATAAGCAGGCTGCGGAACAAGCATGGTAATAAGCATAAAAGTCCCCGGTTCTTTGGCATAGTAATCAATCTTGCCGTTACGGCCATAGTCAGAATAACTGTCAACACGGGCAGCCATCTGGCCGACGTTCGACTCCGTTTTAGCCGTAGTGCCATCCGCAGAAGCTACGACATTAGACGGATTAATTGAAGACTGCCAAACACCGAGAAAATCAGGTTTATTAACGTATGGGGAAGAATCTTTACCCCAAACAGTACGAAACACGTCACCAATACGACCGCCAGAGACAAACAGCCGATCCATCCAGTTCTGAATTTTCGTCCACAAGCGAAGGTCGGGAACTGCGACAACAGACTGACCCGTACCATCATCAGTAACGGGAATATCAACAGAAGGGGAGCTACCTTGCTTAATAATATTACCGAACAAATCAGGCGAATACGGAACAGAAAGAAGGCCGCCATGTGCTCCAAGTCCGGCAGTGATCATAGACTTAAGGGGGTCGTATTTACTCGGATAATTCTTGAAGAAATCACCACCAGAACCAGTCATTGAAGTAGAAAACAGGTCCTGTACGAAATCAATAATCATATCGGGGTTAAGACTGTCAAATACCTTATTAAAAGGAAGTTCCGCAAGAGACTGCGAATAGTCCTTGCTCGCCGCTTCGCGAAGTTCCCACGCAATTTCGCGAGCACCACGAGTAAAATAGACATAATCCTCTTGCATATTCGCAATATAATAATAATGCGAAAGAAGATAGGTTACAAAAGAGGCGAGGTTCCACTTAAAGGAATCAGAATCAAAAGGCTGCGGCTGCGTACCGCCAAAACCTGGATAAACAGCGCCAGCTGGGACACCGAGCCAATCCCAAAGGCCACCGCGGCCAATGTGATCATAAGCCTGCGTATCCGTATCGGCGTTCATTAAGTCATCAGACCAAACATCGTAATAAGTAGCAGTCCCTTCTGTGGGAGCAGATATATAACGCTTCATCCTCCAAATTTTACGCGTATCACCAAAAGCGGGATCCTCGTAAACAGAGGGGAAGTTGACAGCGAGAGGATTAAAATAATATTTAGAAAAATTCTTATACTGATCGGGCGTATAGCGCTTACCGCTGCGCAACCAACCATAAATAACACCATCAGGCATAAAGGTAGCGATAGTGACAAGTCGGAATCCGTTAAGCAAAGGGCCTTGCATAGGGTTCGACTGAACGAGCGTATTAATTTCGCCGCGAATACGATCACCGACATTCAAATGACGGTGATGCGCGGGGTACGCCAGCCCTAAATGAATGGGAGAGCCGGCACCCGAGAGCCATGCGTGAGTGGCTTTAGAAACATCATTCTTATAATCGGATGGAATGCGATATTTTGCCATTACTCAAATTCTTTAATTTCGTCAACAAGTTGTTTAAATCTATCAAAAGAAGAAACACGAGGCGAGGAGGGTAAGGGAGCGGAAGGGGTTAAACCAGTAGATTTGTTTAGCTCAAAAGTAGAGCGACGCTGTATAACTTGGTCAAACTTGCTCGCGAACTTCTGACCTTGCCAACTAAATTCAACAGGAGGATTAATATAACGATCAAGAACAATATTTTGCTTGTCGACTTCCGTAAACACCTTGCTATAATAATAACGCGGCATAGCCTGCGGAAAGCCATTAAGCGACATAGAAGGCTGATACTTATCACCAATCTTATGCAAGCAAGCTTCATCGGTATCAAGGTAATTTTCGCCTATACCATGCGAAGTAATAACACGAGGGCGAACCTTATCGCCATTAATCGACTTAGTTACATATTTGGTAATATAACTGCACGTCTCATCAGAAACGTAACCAACAAAAACAAAACCGTACTGCCAACGAGAGGCAAGCAAAGGATGGTGACCAGGAACATCAGAATCATAACCATCTATCAACTCCTGCGGGACATTAAAAAGAATACCATGATAGTGAGGGCGGCCATGCAATGTGCCAAATTCGCAAACGAACCAATGTCGAATCTGTTTGCCATAATCTTTGCGCAAACGATCAAGGAATAAGCGAACAGCCTTGTTGGTGTTTTTCGAAAACTTCTTTAAGTTATCGTCGTCAAAGGTTAAGGTAACAAACAGACAGGAATTCGGAGGCCAACGACGAACCTCGTACATAAGTCGGATACGGTATTGATTATTATACGACTTTTGGCAGGAATGGCAGTAGCCACAAGGTACCTCTACAACGTAATCGGGAGGCCAAAAGGTGCCGTAGTTAACTTTCGCGTAGTCAATAACTTCGTTATAAGTCATATCGACGTAGCGGCGATTAACTATGTTTTTCGGTTGTTCACACGCCACTTCGAAGGGTTAACTGTCGAACGAAAGAAAGACTCAACAGGAACATTAATAATAACACGATCATTCACAGTGCGAGTGTAACAATAGGGTAGAGCTGAATCAACTACCCAATCTTTCCAGCGAAAGAACTCTTCAGACTTATCAAAAACAACGACCAAACAAGGGTCCTTACCACGAACAGTTTCATAACGAACTTCGTCGGACCACAAAAGGAGGGCCTCGAAGGCCCTCCATGTATTCGTAGCCATAAGGCGGTAGTAGACATTACTTGCTATCGTCAGCAGCGACACTCGGCTCATAAGGCTCGGTAGTTTGCACAAAAGCCTCGATTATAGCCTGCTCACCAAAAGCAGCGCGAGCTTCATCTATAATTGCCGGAACGGTACAGGGGTTGGCAACAGAGAAAAAAGGCTGACCATTTGCAACAATAACATAAATTTTACAAGGAGGCTTAAAAGGAAATCTCATGATTAAAATTCAGCTATATTTCGACTTCGAATAATATAATCAACGCGCACGGTATCAATGTGAACGCCGGATTTTGAAACTTTAGCAGAAGCAGAACACGAAGAGGTGAAGAAGGCCGCGAAAGCGGCCACAAGGGCCGCGATCAGCGTCCAAAACTTTCTACTCTTCAGCAGGTTTTTGAATTTCTCCATCTCTAATAAGAGCCTCAAGGCCAAGGCCGATAATAAGATATTTAGCAGATTTTGCGGTGCACGCAATTTTCGTGCCGCCGGGAAGAATGATTACAACCTCGGGAGTTTCCATAACTAAATGAATTTAAGTGTTTTACAAATATAAATTAAAGTATTACCGCACATTTTCCAAGACTTCACGAATCGTTTTAACGGCAAGATCAAGCCGATCGGCAAGACAAGCGGGAACATCGTTGCGAATAGTCTCGGTTATAGCGACAAGATCAGCAACAACAAGGCACAATTTAAATGAATCATCAAACATAATATTAATATTAGCAAATGTAAATTACATGTGTAAAGCCCTAAAGGACAACGCAGTAAGCAGCATGAAATCACCCAGTAATTTAACATAATGAATATATTAATTCAATTACCTTTGTACTGTAAGGATGCTTTTTTTATGGTCGCCGGTCGGACGATTGGCCGGCGGGTTAAATTCATTTTGGATTTTAAGCTTCGGCCGGCGGCGGATTATCTTCCTGTGCGTGCAACATTCACAAAAATATTCCGGGCGATGGCTTTTAGCGCTTTGTCGGCGTGAAACTCTCGAAGGTAAGGTCATCGTACAATATTACGATCCGCCGGACAGCGACGTCTGTTCGTGTGCCGGAAAATGGAGTCGTTGCCGGCGGCGCCGGATTTTCGGACGTTGTCGAAGCCGGCTCCTGATGCGGCGGGTTGAACGGCGTATTCCGGGTCGGACCGAACAATCCGTCGGAGATCGACGATTCGACCGCAGCGGCCGGTGCGGATTGTTCGGGTTCGCTGTCGCGATACATCTTGTCGGAATCGAGCAGCAGCCAGTCGGGATTGATTCGCGGGAACCTCCGGAGAATCTTTTGTAACAAATCGAAGCCCGGTTTGTTTCGCCCGGCGAGAATATGGGAAATTCCCGCCGGATTGATTTCGAGCAGTTCCGCGAGCTGGCTCGGCTTCAATCCTTCGTTTTTCATCAGATCGAGCAATTTTTCCCTCAT